TCTGCGCCAAGACACAACAAGAGAGACGGCCCTTACTGCCTAGAACACGTCCGAGAGCGCCACAGGAACAACCAGAGGCGTCTCTACGGCACAAACCCTAACCTACCTCCCCCCGCGCCAAGAAAGTTCCCTAGAGGCTGCTGTAGCGTTTGCGGCGCTACTCCCTACAAGGACGGTAAGTGCAACATTTGCTTGAAGATATATAAGCAGATCAAACAAAAAGAAAGACAATCCAACAAGGAGAAGAAGGATGGATCACGATACGAAGAAGATTCTGCTGTTGATTGCACGGGCGTTGCAGACGAGTGCCTTGGCGCAGTCAACGTCTGTATTCGGTCCTGATGCGTGGCAGAGGGATATGGTAGATAGGGCTATGGCCGCTGCTTTACTTGCCAAAATCGAAAACGAGGAGAAACAACGAGAGGCTGCTGAAAAGTATATGGACGAGATCTATCGCAAGGGCGACGAAGCTGTTGAAAAGCGTAAGGAAGAGATACGGCGCAAGGCTGACGAAGCGGAGAAAAACAATGCCTGAAAACAACCAACCTAAACCTCCTTCCTGGGAAGAGGAAATCTTTGAAAGCATTGATCCTGGCACCGAAGAAAAGAAACGCGAGTTCTTAAAGCAAGGGACAAGCTGGCTGCGCTCCGTTGCCCCTTATCCTACGTCTGATTGGATAGGCCCACACAGTGGGCTTAACTTTGGTCCCTTGGAGTTCAAGCAAAAGCAAACTCCTCCCCCTGCGCCAGAGATCACCCCTGCCTCCCTACTCTATTCCCTACTATCCTCGTTCGCGCCGTGTTAAAAGCTATCGCAGAGGTCAACAATGCTCAACCCCGTTAAAGACATTCACGTCCTCCCCTGCAACGACAACCAATCCCACACCGAAGGAAAAGATTGCCCCTGCAATCCAGAAGTAGAAAATCAATTTAACGGCGTCTCCCTAATTATTCACAACTACTTCATGTACCCAAAGATCAACTTCTTAATCGGGCGCACCTGCACCCAGGTAAAGGTCATAGACATCAATTCCCAAGCCGCAACAGAACTCCCCCGGCGCGGTGACGAGATAGACGACTGCATCACCTTTACAACAGAAGACGGCACACTCACCATGCGCCATCAACAAGATTGCTGCGAAGCCGTACAAATCAAACAAATAGACGGCGACATCAACGATCTCGTCGGAACACCCATCCTCAATGCATACTGCGAAACCAATCCCGTAAAAGATCTAGATTACGGAATAGGACAATGGACCTTCTATCGCCTCCAAACCGCTAAAGGCCCTGTCGTCATCTCTTGGTACGGAGAGTCCAACGGATATTACTCCGTAGAAGTAGATCTGATATGGACACCAAATACTCAATAGACGAAGAACAACCGAAACATCACTCCAGCAAAAACCGTAAGGTATGGTGCAAAGGAGTAGAAGGCAGACACCACCAAACTACCCTCGCGCCAGCAAAGTACTGCACAGAAGAAATCAAAACCCTCGTAGAACTCTGCACAAAATGCGGCAAACACATCAACTACTTCTGGAAACCATACCTCCTCTCCCCTCGCTCCAATAGAGAATGGCAAATATGGGACGAAGCATGGACCCGATACAGAGAACAACGTAAGCTCTAGCAGAGCCTAAATCTAAATACACACTCCGCAAAGGCTGGCTAAACACCAGCCTTTTTTATTTGCCGCGAAGCGAGGTGTAAATAAATATATCTGGGCGCAAGCAGGGGACCCAAATGGTAAGGGGGGGGTTAGGTGGGAGCAGGTGGAAGAAGGTGGGAGGAAGTAAGAGAAAGAGGGGAGGGGTGAGTTAAATGGGTGGGGTTGGATGTGTGGAGTACTATGCATACACACACCACCTGTGCGGTTGTCTCGTTCGCAGACGGTTCCTCGAAGAGAGAAGCGTATCGAGTCCGGCCTGCAAGTTCCAGCGCTTTCAATCGGGTTATGTCCGATTCAGTGGTGGATACTGTATCGGTTATTCCCTGCATAATCCATTTCCGGAACCGCTCTTTGTCCGCCCACAACAAGCTACTCTCTCTCTCCCTCAACTCTGTAGCCAACACCGATACCTTACCGTTTCCCGCCGCCTCAGTTGCCTTCACCTGTAGCGCGTTCTTCGATGTTCCGTTCCAACCATAAACTTGTCGGTATGCCTCCACCTTAGATATCCCCCCGGCGGCTAAAGCTCTAGCTAGCTTTACCTGCTTCGGCGTCATAACCTTTTCTAATTCTGCTATTCGATCTATTCGCTTTGCCATGCAATCTACTCTACCACCCCTATATACTTTGCAGTACAAAGCATTATTCCGATACCCCCGCAATCGAGCGGGAATGGCCCGTCCTGCAATCAATTCTGCGGACATACTGTACCATGTCCAAAAAAACGATCGATTCTATGCCCGTTGCAGCGCGAATGGTGACACTTTGCAATATAAAGTATTAATCACCAAATGCATACTTATGCATACTTTCCCACAGGATATCCACAATATTTCCACAGAATTGAAGCTTCGTGGAACATCGTGGAACATCGTGAAACATCGTGGAACATATCCTCTCTCGCATATAAGGAAACGCGCGCGCGTTTCCTTTATTCCTACGGCTGAAAGATTAAGAAAGCTTAATGTTGGTATTTTGCATAAAACGTTTGACAGGAAATGATTCCCCGTGTTAACCTGTATTTGTTGGTGGTTGGTTGTATCAATCATTCACTAACACTGATCTTTGAAAACCTAATGTCCAAATTTGGACAACCCAACATGGAACCAACCACCGAGCTACGGCGGGTGAAGAAAACAGGGGACGGCGGGTCGACCAATAACCGGACATTAGGCAACCAAGGTCCATTGCAGTAAAGGATGTACCTGATATTTGACAACTGAATATAATCCCGGCTACTCGCTAGCGGCAAACTAGCATAGAGTCCTAGCGAAACTCCTCCTCAGGGTAGTACGGGTGTATAGTATTCTCGCCGCAACTCCGGCTGAGTAACGCTAGAACGTGTGTTCTGATAAACACACAATGCATAACGGTCACTCCCATAGCGTATTGAGCAAGCGCATTATGAGTGCGCTTGCATGAGTACACTACTCAATGTCCAAATTTGGACAAACCAAACCAAGGGAGATTTATTATGACTACCGTATTGAACCAAAAGATGCTGACGGCGAAAGCCAATGCGCGGATCATCCGCGAAGCATCCGCCAAAATGGCGAAGTGCTTCGTTGATTCTTGCGTTGCCTGCTGGCAAGTGAAAGAGGGGAAGCAATATCAGGACTTAGGCTACAAGTCCATGACGGAGTTCCTGGAAAGCGAAGGGATCGACGTATCCCGTTCGCAGTAAAAGAGCTAGCGCGGCTTGCCCCAACTAAAGATCAGGCTCTGGTAGCAGCGTCCGACATTGTCACGCTGGTGATGCGCCGCAAGAGTGGGCAGATACCCAATCATGCAGCGTTTTCCGCTGAGGTGGATCGACTCTTAGGGAAAGAAGGGGAAGGGGAAGGGGAAGGGGAAGCGCCCAAGCCCGAGAAAGCCGAAGATTGGCGCACAAAGTACCGCTCCGCCCTTGCCAAAGCTGGCACCGAAGCGGAGTTCGTCGCCATGCTTCAGGAATTGGTTGGGTAGTTTGTCCAAATTTGGACAAGTCGAAACACGGGGCAACCCGTGTCTGTGAGGGATAGCCTCCTCACACTGAAGAGACAGGCTAGGAGGATTTATGAGCTACGTTATCATCTCGCGGCACCCTGCCGCTATCGATTTCATCCGCGCCAACGATGCCCGGTTCCTGGCGGCACCCGTCATCACGGGCAACGCCACCCCGGACGATGTCCGGGGCAAGGTGGTAGCGGGTAACATCCCGCTGGCGCTCGCCTCCCTCGCGGATGAGGTGGTAGCCGTCGAGTTCGACGGCGCCCCCCCTCGCGGGGCGGAGTACGGAGCGGCCGAGATGGCCGCGGCCGGAGCACGTCTGGAGTGCTACGTAGTCAAGCGCAGTGTGGCTTTCGACTACTGCGTGACCAACTCACGCAGCGATGGGTACTAGGTCGAAACACGGGGCAACCCGTGTTTGCGGGAATTAGCCTACCCGCACTGATGAGACAGGCTAGGAGGATTGATTGTATGTTGAATAGAAAGACCGTCCGCGCCGCCAGGGTGCGGTTTGTTGAGGCGCTGTACAAGCGCCACGCTGTTTCTGGGCTCCGTCTGGGCATGGATATTGCCCGGACAATAAGCAAGCGCACGGGCGTTCCCGTGGCCGCTATCGTAGCGGCTCCGGGTGAGGACAGCCTGACGTGGGGAGCGGCGCGTATCAAACGCCACAAGGCGTGGGCTGACCTGCGCATGGTCAGCGCATCCTCGCTGGCCCTGGAGGTGGACTAATGAACAAGTCCGACATCCTCGACGGCTTCGCCTTCATGGGCGTAGCCGCTTTCCTTTTGGTGATTTACATCACCCTTTATTAGAACTGTCCAAATTTGGACACTTGGAGGACAAGACATGAAGAAAGCCCTTGCCCAGGGGTACATTCTTGAAGAAACGGAGAACACCGTAGTAATCGCTACGGGCTTTCTCCGTCCGTCCCAGAACACTGGGACAGGCCCGATGATACAGGTTTATATCCTGTATCGTCACGCCAACCCGGCAAGCGCCAC